GACGGCAGGCTGCAAGCGGAACGTCCGTCCGGAAATGGCGGAGCTGAAGGGGAAGCGCATGATCATTGCCGCCGAAATGGAAGAAGGCGTCCGGCTTTCTACGTCCATCCTGAAACAGCTCTGCTCGACGGATGAAGTGAGCGGCGAAAAGAAGTATAAGGATCCTTTTAAGTTCGTACCGACACACACGCTGGTCCTCTACACGAACCACCTGCCCAGGGTGGGAGCCAATGACGAAGGGACATGGCGGCGTCTTATCGTCATGCCCTTCAAGGCCCAGTTCGAAGGGAAGAGCGACATCAAGAACTACGCAGACTACCTGGTGGAGAAAGCCGGTCCTGCCATCCTGCAGTGGATTATCGAAGGGGCGGAGAGGGTCATTGCCAAGAACTATCACCTGGATACGCCTGATTGCGTCGCATCTGCCATCAATGAATACCGCGGGCAGAATGACTGGCTTCGGCATTTCCTGGATGACTGCTGTGAAGAAGATGCCTCTTTCAGCGAGAAGTCCGGGGAACTTTATACGGCCTATCGGCTGTACTGCCAGCAGATGAACGAGTATACCCGCAGTACGACGGATTTTTACGGAGCATTAGAGAAAACTGGGTTTGACAGGCGTAAGCGGAAAGCCGGGTATTTCATTTATGGGCTGAAGCTGAAAGTCACAGATTTCCTGTAAGAAAAAGGGAAGGGTGCAGGTCGGTGCAGGTCAATATATAAACCCCCTTTAGGGCTGAAAAATAGAAAAAATGTCTTTAAGGGAAGTTTATGAAACGACCTTCACCGACCTGCACCCCTATAAAAAAGAGGTGAGTAATATGCGAGAAAAAGTAATCGAACACCACCTGGTGATGGAAACGGAGAAGGCTGGCGGTAAGGCAGTGAAGCTTGTTTCGCCATCATTTGCAGGTATGCCGGACCGCTTGATTCTATTGGCTGTGTGGAAGTAAAGGCGCCGGGGCAGAAGCCAAGGCCGCTGCAGCTGAAGCGCCATGCCATGTTGCGACGGCTGGGCTACCAGGTATTCGTCCTGGATGCCATGGAGGATATTCCCGCAGTCCTGAAGGCTATCGCCCACATGCCTGATGGGAAAGGGGGCGGAGGTGCATGAAGTTCATGCCGCATGATTATCAGAAATACGCCATCGAATACATCAAGTCCCATCCCATTACAGCCCTGTTCCTAGACATGGGCCTTGGCAAGACGGTGACAACGCTGACGGCCATCCGTGACCTCATGTATGACGCCTTTGAAGTTAAGCGGGTGCTGGTGGTAGCTCCGCTGCGGGTGGCGAGAGACACCTGGCCGGATGAACTCAGAAAGTGGAATCACCTGAAAGAGCTGACCTGCAGTGTGGTCGTGGGAACCGTGGCAGAACGGCGGCGGGCTTTGCAGCAGGATGCGGATATCTATATCGTGAACCGCGAGAACCTGGCCTGGCTCTATGAGAACAGCCGCCTGGATTTCGATATGGTCGTCCTGGACGAGCTGTCGAGTTTCAAGAACCACCAGTCGAAGCGGTTCCGTGCCATGAAGGCCATGCGGCCGAAGGTGAAACGCATCGTAGGGCTGACGGGGACACCAACCGGGAACGGCTTGATGGATCTCTGGGCCGAGTTCCGTATCCTGGATATGGGGGAGCGGCTGGGAAGATATATCAGCCAGTACCGTAACTTATACTTCAAGCCGGATAAGCGCAACGGCATGGTGGTGTATTCCTACAAGCCCCTGCCGGGAGCGGAAGAAGCCATCTATCACCAGATTTCCGACATCACCGTGTCCATGAAGGCAACAGATTATCTGGAGATGCCGGAACTGGTGAGCGTAGCGAAAGAGGTCCGCTTGAGTGAAACGGAAAAGAAACGGTACGATGAGCTGAAGAAGTCCCTGGTACTGGAGCTTCCAGGCGGCGAGGTCACCTCTGCCAATGCCGCATCGCTTACCCTGAAGCTTTCGCAGATGGCGAATGGCGCGATTTATACCGATGGCAAGGACGTGGCGGCCATCCATGACCGGAAACTGGATGCCTTAGAAGACCTGGTGGAAAGCGCCAACGGGAAACCGGTCCTGGTGGCCTATTGGTTCAAGCATGATAAAGACCGTATCCAGCAGCGGATGGAAGCCCGGGAGCTGAAGGAGCCGCAGGATTTCGCCGACTGGAATGCGGGAAAGATTCCTGTGGCCCTCATCCATCCGGCCTCTGCCGGACACGGCCTGAACCTGCAGCAGGGCGGTTCCATCTTGATCTGGTTTGGCCTGACTTGGAGTCTGGAGCTGTACCAGCAGACCAACGCCCGGCTCTGGCGGCAGGGGCAGGCGGACGAGACGGTCATCATACAGCACATCGTAGCCAAGGACACGATTGATGAACGCATCCTGAACGTCTTGAAACACAAAGACGGAACCCAGGCGGCTTTGATTGAAGCCGTAAAGGCTGACCTGGGCATGACGGAAACAGAAAATGGGGGTATACTATGAAACCGGAAACAGAAGGAGAAGAAAAGCGTATGGAAGCCAAGGCGTACCTGGAACAGGCACGGAACATCAACATACAGATAGACAGCAAGCTGGAGCAGGTATCGTCTTTGCGGCAGCTGGCTATCAAGGCGTCATCGACACTCAGCCCGGTGCCGCCAAGCGGGACACCCAATCCGCACCGTCTGGAAGAAACCATCGCCCGTATGATGGATATGGAACAGGAAGTGGATGAAGCCATCGACGTCCTGGTCGAACTCAAGGCAGACATCATGATGGCTGTCAGCCGAGTGCCAGATGCCCGGGAACGGGTCGTCCTGGAACTCCGCTACCTGGCTTTCAAGGACTGGGCATCCATTGCCGATACTCTCGGACTTCATATCCGCCAGGTGTATCGGCTGCATGACGAAGCCCTGAAACACATCGAGATTCCTGGCGAATGTCACTGAATGTCACTAAAGCAGCACTTGATGTCACAGGCTTCTGTAAGATATACTATAATCAGCAAGAAAAGAATGAAGGACCGAGGCTTGAACGCCATCGGTCCTTTTTTGATGCCGGAGATGATGTAAATGCCCAGAAGACCGAAGACGCCCTGCAAATATCCGGGCTGCCCCAGGCTGGTGCCGTATGGAAGAAAATATTGTGAGGAACATGAACGGCAGTGCCAGGGCGACCGGGCTGATGCAGAAACACGTGGCTACGGATGGGAGTGGCAGAAGGCCAGGAAGTTTTTCCTGAAACGTCATCCCTGGTGCATCCGCTGCAAAGCAAAAGGCCGTCTCGTCCCGGCAACGGTCGTTGACCATATCAAACCGCATCGCGGTGATGCGAAACTGTTCTGGGACGAAACGAACTGGCAGCCCCTTTGCAAGAGCTGTCATGACCATAAGACGATGACCGAAGACCGGAACATCGAGTACAAGTACTGAATCCGTCCGTAGGGCGGGGGATGCAAATCTCTGCAGCCCTTCCGTCCATGACCGCCGCCCCCTCAAACGTGAAAAAACGCGAAATTCATAAGGGGGGATACCCGGCATCTAAAATCGAATCATCTGCTCCAGGCTATTTGGCCCGGAGCTTTTTTGTTGTGTGAAAGGAGCCTGTCATGAACGACTGCCAGCGCCGGCAGATAGAAGACATGCGGAAGCAGGGGATGGGCTACAAGGCCATCGCCAGAAAGACCAAGCTGTCACGGGACAGCGTACGGAATTATTGCAGGTGGCACCACCTCGCCGGTTACGGCAGAGCGGTGGCGGCTGCCTTCAGAGAGGAGCAAGCGTGTGAAGACATCAGATATGGAATGGAAGATGCTGCCCATCGGTTCGCTGAAGCCGGCAGCCTATAATCCCAGAAAGCAACTGAAGCCAGGGGATAAGGAATACGAAAAAATTAAAAAGTCCATCGAGGAGTTCGGCTACGTAGAACCGATTATCGTCAACTACGATATGATCGTCATTGGCGGACATCAGCGTTTGACGGTGCTGAAGAACCTGGGCTACGAAGAAGTCCAGTGTGTTGTTGTCCATATCGAGGATGAGCATAAGGTCAAGGCGCTCAATATTGCGCTCAATAAAATCACAGGTGCCTGGAACGAACAGCTTCTGGCAGACCTCATTGTCGATTTGCAGAGCGTCGACTTTAACGTCGACCTGACAGGCTTTGAAGCACCAGAGGTCGAACAGCTCTTCTCGAAAGTGTACAACAAGAAAATCAAAGAAGATGACTTCGATGTGGAAGGAGAATTAGAAAAGCCAACCGTCGCCAGAGCGGGAGATATCTGGCTCCTCGGTGATCACCGTGTCATATGCGGTGATGCGACTTTGCCGGAAACCTATGAACGGCTGATGGATGGGAAAAAAGCCAACATGGTGCTGACAGACCCGCCGTATAATGTCGATGTCGAAGAAACGGCCGGCAAGATTAAAAACGATAATATGCCAGACGATAAGTTCTACCAGTTCCTCTTTGCGTCCTTCGTTAATATGGAACAAAACATGGAGCAGGACGCGTCCATCTATGTATTTCATGCCGATACCCAGGGGCTGAACTTCCGCAAGGCTTTCAAAGACGCGGGCTTTTACTTATCGGGCTGCTGCATCTGGAAGAAGAACGCACTGGTGCTTGGGCGCAGCCCGTACCAATGGCAGCATGAACCATGTCTTTTTGGCTGGAAGCTGAACGGTAAGCATCAATGGTATTCCGATCGCAAGCAGACAACCATTTGGGAATATGATCGACCGAAGGCCAGTAAGGACCATCCGACCATGAAGCCCATTGCCCTGATGGCATACCCTATACAAAACTCATCCATGAGTCACTGCATCATACTGGACCCCTTCCTTGGTTCCGGTTCGACGCTCATGGCTTGCCAGCAGACGAATCGCATCTGTTACGGCATTGAGCTCGATGAAAAATTCGTCGACGTTATCGTGAAACGCTATATCAGCGAATGCGGGGACAGAAGTGTGTTTGTCCTGCGTGGGGATGAGAAAATTCCCTATGGTGATATTGCCCAGCAAACGGATGAATAATTTCTCAAAAAGATGCAGAAATAACTTGCTATTATCGGCGTTCAGAGTGATATATGTACTAACAAAACAAGGAGGTACATTACCATGACCATCAAAACCAATCTGGACGACCGCAAGGAACTGGCGAAACGCCTGATTCCCTTTAACCATAACGAAAAACTTCATTACACGGGCACACCGACATTTTCTTATGAAGGACACGGCTTCCGCATCCTCCGCAGCGGAGAAATTGAATGCGACGACGAAAAAACACAGCAGGCCCTGCGCCGCTTCCTTGAAGAAGAAAAATTGGTGGACCCGGAACTGGATACCATTGAAGTCAGCCATCCCATTAACGGGATGGACGGCGTCCACCTCCGCAACCTGGTCTTCACGCTTAGCGCTCAGCAGTATTTGCTGAATCGCGCTGCCGGCTGCGATAACTTTCAGATTACCGAAGACTGCGTGACAGCCTTGAAAGAAGCTACACTGACGGACGCCGCTTCCTTTTTCAAGGTGTACAGTGCCTGCCAGAAGGGTAATAAAGGTCTTTGCCTGAATGAAGACACGGTAACCTTCTGTATTGCCGACACAGGAAACCCTGCAAAGAACCGCGCCATGGTTGAACTCTTTGCCTTTCTGACAGGCGCAGCTCGCAAGGCAAAACGGGTACAGCCTGCGGTGAAGAAACCGGAAAATGAAAAATACTACTTCCGGAGCTGGCTCCTGCGCATCGGTATGGGAACTAAAGCCAGCCATGAATCCCGCATGGCCTTGATGAAAGACCTCAACGGCTGGAGTGCCTTCCGCACGGAAGAAGAAGCCAAGCGCCATGCCGCACGGGTGAAAGCGCGCCGACACCATACAAATTAATTCATAATTATTCTCAAAAAACCCTTGCTATTATGTGCCTTTAGAGTGATATATAGTGTACCGAAAGAACACACGCACATACAGAAAGGACAGAGAGAATTATGAAAACACAGCACTTTGGCATCGAAATCGAAATGACAGGAATTACCCGCAGCAAGGCGGCCACCTTGATGGCCACCTTCTTTGGGACCAGAAGCAAATACCACGCAGGCGGAGCCTACGATACCTACATTGCAGAAGATGAACAGGGACGGAAATGGAAAGCCATGAATGACTCCAGCCTGATTCCTGAAAAGAAAGTCGGTGGCCGCACTATGAATGCCTCGACGAATTACCGCACGGAAGTGGTCAGCCCCATCCTTTCCTACGACGACATCCCGAAACTGCAGGAACTCATCCGCACCCTGCGCAAAGCCGGTGCTTTTGCCAACAGCTCCTGCGGCATCCACATCCATGTTGGCGCGGAACGCTTTACACCGAAAACCCTGCGGAATTTGGTGAATGTCTTTTACAGCAAGGAAGACCTGATCTACCGGGCTTTGCACATCGACCCGAGCCGGGAACGCCGCTACTGCCGCAAGACAAATGCCCAGTTCCTCGAAGAACTGAATAAGAAGCGGCCGACGACGATGGAAAAATTCGCGGATCTTTGGTACATGGAGGCACCTTACGGACGGAACATGCATTACAACAGCAGCCGCTACCACGGCCTGAACCTCCACGCCACCTTCACCAAAGGCACCGTCGAGTTCCGCCTTTTCAACGGCACCCTCCACGCCGGCGAAATCAAAGCCTACATCCAGTTCTGCCTGGCCGTTACGCATCAGGCGCTGACACAGAAGAAAGCCTCAGCACGGAAAACGGAAACGGACAATGAAAAATACGCCTTCCGCTGCTGGATGCTTCGCCTCGGCTTGATTGGTGACGAATTCAAAACTTGCCGCCATCACCTGCTTAAGAATTTGACAGGCGATGCCGCCTGGAGACACGCCGCCTGAAGAGAATGACAACCGCATACGGGGCAGCCTCGGCTGCCCTTAAGGGGGTAGAAGGGTATTCCCTTCAGAAAGGATGAGCACAATGAAAAAATATTACATCGCTTATGGAAGCAACATGGATGAACGGCAAATGGCCACGCGGTGCCGCGAGGCTGTCCTGGTGGGGACGGGAATCATTCAGGGATACGAGCTGCTTTTTAAAGGCTCGCTGACGGGCTGCTATGCCACTATTGAAACCAAGGAAGAAAGCATGGTTCCTGTCACCATCTGGGCCATTTCTAAGGCCGATGAAAAGCGGCTGGATCGCTGCGAGGGCTTCCCGACCTTCTACTACAAGAAAGATGTCGAAGTGCAAACGGGGAATGGGACGATTACGGGCCTGGCCTACATCATGCATGAAGACCGCCACTGCGGCATGCCTTTCCCTTGGTATTATGAACAGATGGACCGAGATTATCAGAAGTTCGGATTCGACCGCACCATCCTGAAAAAAGCGCTGGCCATTAGTAAAGAACGTATGGCGGGGATGCGGGTGAAGTTGATCTACATGGAAGACCCGCAGGCACCGGCGCAGGGAACAGAAGGTACGGTGCAGTACATTGATGACTTGGGAACCATCCATGTGTCATGGGATACGGGCTGCAGTCTAGGTCTGGTGCCGGGGGTAGATGAATGGAAAATCCTCAAATAATCCATCAGAAATGACTTGCTATAGTATGCGTTTAGAGTGATATATATACATACCAAAAGGGAAAACACCAAAGCATAAGAAAGCGAGGAAATAACCATGAGAACAATCATTACCTTGGATGGAAAGAAAATCAGCAAGAAAGCCGCCTGCGAACAGTTCGGCAAAGAAGACATGGAAAGAAAGATTAAGGAAGCAAAGCAGATCTTTAGGGAAGACCCCTATGTAGAAAACAGCTGGTGGATGGGAAAAGGGATGCTGACCATCAGCTTCCGCTAAGAAGCAGGAACCAAAAGAGGGCTGGGGCTCAGCCCTCTTTTCTCCATCCGTATTCCTAATAAAATGCATAAATTCTCAATATAAAGCTTGCTATTATGCGCCTTTAGAGTGATATATATACATGACCAAAGGGGAACACCCCAAAAGAAAAAGCACATGAAAGCGAGGAAAAAACATGAAAAAATTGAACGCAATCGACAAACAGAACCTGGACGGAGCATACGGAGCCACAGCGGTAGCTCTGGATTGGCCGGAAGGCCTTTCCGAAAAAGCAAGGGAAGCTTTGGACTACTTGGATGATACCGCTTACCTTTTCCATTACCTTGGAAAGTACATCATCACCGACGAAAGCCTCTGGCTTACGGAATATGGAAGCGGCAAGCGGAACGACCCCTGGGGATCTCCCCGGGCCGAATTCCAAAGCCTTGAAAAAATTGAGCCATGGCTCGAAAGCGTGACAGATGAACTGAACGAATTCTAAAACAAGAAGCAGCCCTGCGGGGCTGTTTTGCGTTACCGAAAGGAGGTGTATGGTTTGGCGATACGCGGAAGAAAAACGAAACCAACGGCCCTCAAGGTACTCGAGGGCAATCCCGGTCATCGGCCGCTTAATAAGAAAGAACCCATGCCCAAGGGCAAACTGCCGCGCTGCCCGGAGTGGCTGGAAGACGACGCCAAAAAGGAATGGAAGCGGCTCGGAAAAGTCCTTGCCGAGATGGGGATGCTAACCGAAATCGACCGTGCCGCCTTTGCAGGTTATTGTCAGGCCTACGCCCGCTGGAAAGGCGCTGAGGAATTCATTACTCAGCACGGCGACATGGTACGGACGCCGAACGGCTACCTGCAGCAGGTGCCGCAGGTGTCCATTGCCCAGACGAACCTCAAGATCATGCTGAAGTTTTGCGAGCAGTTCGGCCTGACGCCGTCTGCCCGGAGCCGCATGATTGGGGAAGAAACGAGCGGCGAACGAGAAGTGGATGAAATGGAATTGATTCTAAGGGGGTGAGTGGTTTGGCGTTTGTATATAGGCCGTCAGCGTTCATGCTGCCGGATTCCCATTACGACAAAAACAAGGCCGACAGGGCGGTTGCTTTTATCGAAAATCTCTGTCATACAAAAGGAAAATGGGCCGGGCAGCCGTTCCTACTCCTGCCGTGGCAGGAACAGATTGTGCGTGATCTCTTCGGCATCGTCAAGGAAAACGGGAAGCGGCAGTTCCTGACGGCTTATATAGAGATTCCAAAGAAAAATGGAAAGTCGGAACTGGCGGCGGCCATTGCGCTCTACCTTTTGTATGCCGATAACGAGCCGAGTGCTGAAGTGTACGGTGCTGCCTGCGATCGGAACCAGGCATCTATTGTTTTTGACGTAGCTCGTCAGATGGTTGAAATGAGCCCCGCCCTGATGCGCCGCTCCAAAATCAGGACGGCAGGGAAGCGCATCATCAATTATCGTAATGCTGGCTTTTATCAGGTGTTGTCCGCGGAAACGGGTACCAAGCACGGCCTGAATGTGTCGGGCTTGGTCTTCGACGAAATCCACGCGCAGCCAAACCGTAAGCTTTACGATGTCTTGACGAAAGGTTCCGGCGATGCCCGAGAGCAGCCGCTCTTCTTTATTATCACAACGGCGGGCAATGATAAGAACTCTATCTGCTACGAACTGCACACGAAGGCGCTGGACTTGATGGCCGGGCGAAAGAGGGACTACACCTTTTACCCCGTTGTCTATGGCCTGGAAGGGGAAGCGGACTGGACAGATGAAGCCAACTGGTACAAAGCCAATCCCTCCCTTGGCCATACCATCCAAATCGACCGAGTTCGTGAAGCCTATCAAAACGCCATTGAAAACCCTGCTGAAGAAAACGTCTTCAAGCAGCTGAGACTCAACATCTGGACCTCGGCTAGCATTCGCTGGATTCCAGAGCACGTCTATGATAAAGGAAATCTCCCGATTGACTGCGATGCCCTGCGGGGACGGCTGTGTTACGGCGGACTTGACCTTTCCAGTACCTCAGACATTACGGCCTTGGTACTGGTCTTTCCACCGCGGTCCGAGGATGAAAAATATATTCTGCTGCCATTCTTCTGGCTGCCGGAAGACACATTAGAACTGCGCTGCCGGCGCGACCATGTGCTTTATGATGTCTGGCAGAAACAAGGCTTCATCCAGACGACCGAAGGAAACGTCATTCATTACGGTTTTATCGAGAAATTCATCGAGCACTTGGGCGAAACCTACAATATCCGGGAAATCGCCTATGACCGCTGGAATGCCACACAAATGGTGCAGAATCTCGAAGACATGGGCTTCACCATGGTACCCTTTGGCCAGGGCTTCAAAGATATGTCGCCTCCGTCGAAAGAAATGTTCAAACTGCTGATGGAAGGGAACATCGTCCATGGCGGCAACCCCGTTCTCAAATGGATGGCTGGAAACGTCGTCATGCGCCAAGATCCTGCCGGGAACATTAAGCCGGATAAAGAAAAATCCGTCGAAAAAATCGACGGGATTGTGGCATCCATCATGGCGCTGGACCGCTGCATCCGTAACGGAACAGGCAGCGGCAGCGTCTATGATGAACGAGGCGTTATTTCGTTTTAATAAATTTTCGGTTCTGCTTTCAAATTCTAGTAACTCCAAATGAGGTGCCAAATATCATCTAGTATTGTGTCTGGGGGAATGGACATGGTACGTCTTCTATTTGCTGGAAATTCCACACTACGAATTACTGTACCATTTGGTGCGTAGTCTATTATTGATAAAAGCGTAGCTGTTGGTGGAGTATGGGTAAAATACTCTCGTGCTATACCATGGCTGCCATCTGGCATTACCCGTTTAATCCAGATGATGGCAGCATTTGTATTTTTATAAACCGAAGCGTTATCGATATAGAATAAAGTGTTACTTGGGGTTGCTCTACCTACATAATACCAACTTGCTGCAAAAGCGGGGGAACTTAAGCAAACTATAACTAGTAAAGAAAGAAAAAATTTCTTCATTAAATCACGGCCTTTCAATTATGGAGTTTATTTCTAATGTATATGATAGATTTATTATAACATAAATTATGATTTTTTATCACAATTATATTACATAACGATTTACCTAATTGAAAGTATATTGCTCCTCAGTATCTGTGAGAAATTACAGGTGCTTTCTTTATG